TTCTTTCCTTAGCTGTCTGTGATGCCTGCTGCAATCGGGCCTGATCAACCATCATGTCGTTGTTTTCACGCTGCTGATCCAGTGTAAGACGCGCCTGATCCATTGCAACCTTGGCCTGATCACGTTGTGCAGACTGTGCAAGCTCTTGTTTCTTCAGTTCTATCAACGGATCAGTAGGTGGCTGGTTAGCGCCAGACAATTGTTCTTGCAAAGCCTTCGCTTCTTGATAGAACTCAGCTGCTTTCAATGCAATCATTGCTTCGCGCTGCAGCGGAGACACCAGTTTTTCTGGGTCAGTGCCATATTCTCTGAACAACTGGGCTTCCACAAACTCTTCCGCCTTGGTTTTGACGTGCTCTAACAGGTGTTTTTGCAGATTTATCGCAACATTTGGCATTGCAGCTACCGAAGGAGACAGCCCAAACAGCAAATGCGACAAAATATGCGCATCATGCTGCTGACCAGCAAACACCTTCAACGGCGATCCATCCAACGCCTGAGCGTTCTCGCTCATTGGATCTTTTGGTTTGTCAATCTCTTGGCTATTTAGCAACCCGTCAATATCCCGCACACCAATTGCTTCATACATACGGCGATATGCCTCGTACATATTGTGCATTTGTGGCGCACTTTGGGCTAATTGCAACTGCGTCTGTGCCATGGTAATGCGTTGGGCTACCGAGAAAATATTAGGGTCAGATACTGGCAGGATATCAATGCGGTCATCAAAGTCAGAACGCTTGATCTTTCGACTCTCACCCGGCACGTCGTATGGGTACTCATCAGGCAGATACTCAGCAAAGCCTTTTGCCAACAATTGGAATTCAAGCTTCTGGCTGTAATGCAAGCGCTTATGCACCGCCGACATCACCATTGAACCTTTTTCCAACAATGCAATAGTTGTACCTACTGCAGCATTCTGGTTACTGTCACCTACCTGCAAGTCAGTAATAGACGCAATGCGACGACCAGCGTCCACACAGAAACCCAACAGCGCAAACAACGTCTGGCTAGGCTCTTTGTACGGCAATGGCAACATAGACGAGGTAAGCTCCATGCCGCCCGCATCCATATCACGCCACTCACCCGGCTGAATCGGCACATCATCATTCTCAATACGTGCACCTTTAGCCTTAAATCCTGCAGGCAAATTAGAGAACGTACCCGCATCAATCAATTGACGCAGCGAGGATGTAGCAGATTTAGTCAATCCACCCATCAAATGCAAGAAGCCCAAACCGTAGGAGCCGGGGCCTTGAACCAACAAGTAATGGATAAAATACTCTTTACGAAGTCGCTTCTCGTCATCCTCGTCCCAGTTTCTGCGAACGCCAATAACCTGACCCGATACCTCATCCAAAGTTATGATGTAAGGCAGCTTTATGCCTGTTGGCTCATCGTCCTCGCCTAAGTCTTCAAATCCCGGCAAGTCGTAGTCAATCTGGAACTCCAGCAAAGACATTTCTTCTTCCTCGCCCGCGGGCGAGACACCAGTAATCTTGTCCGTTGATTCTTGTATCTGCGTTGTCTCTTGCTCAATGCTGGATTCTGCTAAATCAAGATACTGACCCGACACCACCGCCTTGCGGTAAGCATTGGTGGACATAGGAATACGGTGCGTGATCCGCTCACAACGGCTCATGACGCTTGAACCGTGATATGGGATGTACAAGTTATCCGGTAATACCAGAGGACTGACCATACGGCCTAGGCTAGGATCATAGTAGACCTTCTTAAATGCCGAACCGCCGTAGCCAACGTAGTACAGCAGCTGATCAAAGTCAGGCGTGTACTCTTGCATCTCTGTTGTGATCTCATAGTTCATGAAATCCTTGACGCGGACCGCTTGCATGACCTTTTCACGCGTCTCTTTGCCAAGCACCTGTGTACGTACAGGGCCATCTGATGGCATCAATTCTTTTAACGCTTGTGCTTGAAACTGCACTACCGACTCTTGCAGCATTGGATGAAATACGCCAGACGATCCCTTGAACGGCTTAGTGCGCTCTTCCATGGTCAAGCCAAGAAGCTCCATACCATCGCTGTACATCTTTTCCCACTGCTCACGCGAGGACTTATCTGCCTCAAACAACGCCATCAAGTTATCCGATATCTGGGATAACACGTCGTCAGGAAGTATCTCTGCTAGGTTGGCATCATAGCCAACCTCTTCATCATCTTCTTCGCCAAGGCTAACCGTAACGCCACCTTCCTCGTCGAGTTCAATCTCGACATCAGGCATGTCCTCTAGTGCGGACACTTCAATATCAATGTTGCCTGTTGGCAGGCTCTCGCTACGATCTATCGGCATTTTATTTCCTTAAATATACTTTGCATAATCTAAATTGTTCTTATCCACTGCTCCGCCTTTATTGAACTTGATGCCTTCTTTTAAGACTCTGGCTGCGGTATCTTTGCTCCATACAAGGCCCTCATGCATGTACGCATTACCCAAATCATCATACATTTCTATGGGTCTTATTTCAAAGCCCTTGCCAAGATCTTTTACTACTTGCTTTAAGTTTGGACCTAATTTTTCATAAAGCTGTGCTTGTTCCGATTCTTTTCCGGGGAAAGTAATTGCGTTAACCCCGCGCTGCATTGCTGCACCTATGGAGTTTTTAATCATAAGTTGTTGTAAAACTTGCGGAGATTTTTCCATCCCAGCAAACGCTTCATCCCTGTTGTAATTACCTATATCTGCCCGTGCCTTTAATTTAGAACTTCTATCGGTTAGTTTTATATAATCAATTAGCTGTGGTTTAAGGTCAGGATATCTATCTAATACCTCTTTCATTGCTTTTGCTCGTTCAGCAGGGGAGTAATATTTACCTATTACTTGTTTAATTTTATCCGCGGCTTCTCTTTGGAATGGACCAGAATGTTCTATCTGAAATGCTTTTTTATCTAAATTTACTACTTCCGCAAGATCTTTTTCTTTGCTCCCCGTTTTTGATCCTTTTTTAACAATATCGTCAAACAAATCAGACTGAAGTTCTATGATATGCATAACTTTTGTGTTGCCCATTCCGGGAATAGCTGCTTCCTTATCCACAAAGCGGCTAAAAGCTACAGGATTTTCTTTTATTGTAATTGAGGGGTGTTGACCTTCATAAATTTTTTTCTTTTGTAATTCGTTACCTAGTTTAACGTATTCATCTTTAGCTGTTCTTGAAACAACCTTATCTATAACAGGTTTAAACTGCTGGTCCAGCAAAGAAATTTCAACATTTATTTTTCCAATAATATCGGATTTTCTTATATTTTTTCCTGAATCAATCGTTCGTTTTAATTGACTTACAATAGGTTGTAATGATTTAAATTGAGGATCGGAAGATAAGGCTGTTAATTCTTTTAATCCTATTTTAGCTAATTCCATATCCCTCTCTGAAATTAATTCCCCAATATATGTATTAGGATATTGTTTTTTTAGTTTTGCAGTTACTTCTGGTATTTTTGAATGTAAATCAGGGTACAAAATAGCCCTACCAACATCTAATAATGTTTCTTTTGCAGCGGTTACTTTTTTAAGTTCTGGACTATTCTCTACAAGCTTAAAAGAATTTAGTAATTCTTTGTAATCAGAAGAAAGTCCATTTTCCTTTAAATACGTAGTTATTTGACCTATTTGCGGAGGATCAAATCTTCCATTCCCAAAGTTATTTAAACTGTTTAGTGTCAGCATTGCGTCATCAGCAGCTTTTCTAGTCGCATCTGCTACAGGAAGAGTTAGGTTAATAATGCCTACATTTTTTTTGTAAACATTATCTACATTGTTGTATGTAACACCCGGCTTTGGTTCAATTATGGAAGTACGAAAATTATCCACTGGGTATTTGCTTTTTACCCTAGCAAGAAGATCGGCTGGTTGAAGTTTGCTTGCTGCAGGTAAATCAGCTAACGCTTCTTCTACTCTAGCAATCTCATAGTCTCTGAATTTTCCTTTTAGCTGCCCAATGAGCTGTTCCTTTGTCACTGGGTTTTTTTGGCTAGCAAGGAACTCATCGATTCTTCCAACAAACAATTGATCTGCGGATCTAGCTGCTGGGGTAACAGCTTGAACAACTGGAGAAGAAACTCTAGCTCCATCAAGATGATCATTTAATCGTTGCATATCCCTTAGTGTGTCTTCCGCAGCTCGCGATTGAACTGTAGTGCTGTTGCCAAACAGTGCGCGTGACAATTGATCTGTGGTCGGGCCTGTAGGAGCAGCCTTTTTAAATGCGTTCATCATTGTTTGCGCTGTGTTTTTAACAAATGATGGACTAACGAAGGGTATAAACTCACCTACGTTTGTAAATCCTTCGTCCTCTTTAGTAGGCTGCGTAATACGTTGCGGAAACATAGCACGTAGTTGTTTGGAACTTGGCAAACTGCGCAAACCACGTATATCAAACTCTTGGCCAATATCTCCTGCTGCTCCAAGAGTCGCGGAAGCCGACCCACGCATTAACGACTCCGAGTTAGCGTTAGTTTCCTTACCAATCTTATTGAACATATTAAACGCTTCACGTGGACTAAAGTTTTTAAAGTCTTCATAGTTAGTCAGTGCTGCGCGTGTGTCAGGGGTAATGCCGCCTGTGTCTGCTATTTCGCCATAGACAGGGGAACCTGCGTTGCGATACACCGGACCACCTTGTGCATAGCCAGCATAGCCGGGCATCAACTCACGAGGATCCAACGTGATATCCACGGGTCTGCCCTTTTCACCAATAAATGCGCTTCCCATACGGCTAGGCAACGTAGCCCTGCCTACTTTAAATCCGGAATCTGCTTGTTCGTCTACTGGGTTATTTAACGTGTCTACTAAAATCGTACCTAACTTACCTGCATTTGACATGCCCGCATAAGCAGAACTGGGCCGTTGTCCAAGTTCCTTGACCAAGTCATCTTTAAAATCGTACGTATCTTTCACCCGTATCCGACCATCTGGCAATGTCTCATAGACAAAGCGACCTAGCGTATTACGTACAGCACCTTCTTTGGACAAAGTACTATCCCGAAGACCAGAGAGAAACCCCGGATAATCCATGTAATTGACGCTACCCTTACCCGATTGGAAGTAATCTTTTTCTGCTTGCATTTTTTCGCGTTCAAATTTAAGCGCAGCATCCGTTGTACCAAACGCTTTTTTAAACAACTCATCATTTTCTTTTTGCTCTTTGGCAGAAGGCTTGTAATTACTGTTGTAACGCTTCTCTGCTGTTCTGCTTTTCCGCGCTGTAGTAATGGTATCTAATATCTGACGTAATTCATCTTGTTTAAAATCTTTTTCTGTGACAGGTCTATCCTTACGTGTTTCTTCAGGCATAGCGGCAGTTTCAAGAAACGTGCGAAGCTGTACTGGAGTAAGCGTCTTGTATAGCGCCTCCCAATTAAACAATGGCGAATCAATTGTATTTTTCCGATAAAGTTCAAATAACTTAGCCGAGGTGCTTTTTTCCGCTTCGCCGCCTTTAGCAAACAATGCGGGCATCGACAGATTAAATTTCTCAGGATCTTGCATCACGTCGTACGTCA